GGATAGTGTTACATCTGGTAATACAGATTTAGGAGAGAAGGTAAGATACCTCGTCGGTACAAGTGAGAAAGGTGATGGTCTTTATGCCTACTTGTTAAAAATTAAACAAGAATGGTGGGAAGAAGATCAAAGAGAGTTACAAAAACGAAATGATCGCGTAGATGATGCAATCCGTGGTGGTGTAAACGTTAAGGACGGTACAAGTTCTGATGGTTTCTATACTCCTAGGGGTGGTATTAACTACAAAACATAAACTTAATTTCTAAAAGGAAATAAAAATGGCTAACGCAAATACCCCTCGTGGACTTAGCCCAGTAGGAACAATTACTGGTGCTGCGTACAACGAACAGGGTCGCCTTTATGCTATCGCTAACGACGGTACTAACACTTACGCTATTGGCGACGTTGTTAAAGTTGCAGGTTCTAGCGATGCAAATGGTGTCCCTTACGCAACAAAAGCGCTTACTACTGATACACCAGTTGGTGTTATCGTAGGTATCCGCGTATCAGATCCAGGTGTATCTCTTGTAGGTACTACATTGGCTCTAAACACAATCTACTTGCCTCTTAATTCTGGCACTCGCTACGTTTACGTAGTGGATGATCCAGCAGTTATTTTCCAAGTAACAGGTGATGCTACAGGTGTAGCTGCTGCTGACGTATTCAAGAATGCTGGTTTAACTATTACAGCTAACCAAACAACTCTTGCTCAATCAGCTCCGCTATCAAACACAGTATTGAATGCTTCTTCATTCTTAGCTATTGCGTCTTCTGGCTCATTAGCTTTACCATTACAAATCATTGGCCTAGTTCAAGCAGTAAATAATGAACCTGGTGCCTATGCTCAAGCTTTGGTAAAATGGAACAAGCATCAATTCCTCAACCCAGTTGGCACGGCTTAATAAGGAGAATATAACATGGCTGGTATTATAACAACCGCTTCACATCCAAAGGCTCTATGGCCAGGGATCAAAGCATGGTGGGGTCAAGTCTACGATGAACATAAAGAAGAATATTCTCAATTGTTCGACAGCGACACATCCTCAATGAACTATGAAGAAGATGTTCAACTTACAGGTTTCGGTTTAGCTCCAGTTAAATCCGAAGGTTCTGGCGTTGCATACGATTCAGAAATTCAAGGTTTCACAACACGTTATACACACATTGCTTACGCTTTGGGTTATATCGTAACAAAAGAAGAATTAGATGACAACTTGTATGAACAAGTATCACGTCGTAGATCTGCTGCATTAGCAATGTCTTTCCGTCAAACGAAAGAAAACGTTGGTGCTAACATCTACAACCGTGCATTTAATTCTACATACAAAGGTGGTGACGGTGTTGAATTATGTTCTACAGCACACCCTAACACATCTGGTGGTACATTTGCTAACGCTCCTACAGTTGCTGCTGATTTGTCAGAAGCTTCTTTAGAAGATGCTTTAACAGCAATCATGGGTTTCCAAAATGACCGTGGTCTTTTGATCAATGTTATGCCAAGAAGCTTAATCGTTGCTCGTCAAAACTTCTGGAATGCTCATCGTATTCTTAAGTCAGCATATACACCATCAACAGCAAACAATGCAGTGAACGTTTTAGTAGCGACAAATGCTTTACCAGAAGGTATCGTAATGAACCACTACTTAACATCACCAAATGCATGGTTTGTTAGAACTAACATCCAAAACGGTCTTAAGTACTATAGCCGCGTTGGTATTCAATTTGATCAAGACAATGATTTTGATACAATGAATGCTAAGGCTAAGGGTTACGAAAGATATAGCTTTGGTTGGACAGATCCTAGAGCAATCTATGGTGTTAACGGTCCTTAATTAGGACTTAATTAAAGGCGGGAGGGGCTTAAAATGCTCCTCCAATCTTTATCTAAGGAGTTTATATGTCATACCCAATTCAAGAAAAAAAAGGTAAACGCCCACCTGTCAAAAAGGGTAAATAATTTATTGTTCTCTGATGACGCTTAGAGATAAGCGTTGTTATAACATACAACGTCAAAGGAGATTTATATGTCAAATCCAACAAGATTTTCAAATGGTGTATCTACAAATGATGCACAGTATTTAATGGGTGATTATCCATTACCAAGTCCATTTACTTCAAGTGGTTCACGTTTAACAGGTGTTGCTCAGTATGCAAATGATTTTACAGAAACAGTTGCAGAGTATACTGTAACAGGTACTTCTTCAACATTTGCTTTAACAGATGGTAATGGTGGTATTGCAGTTCTAACACCAGGTGGTACAACAACAGCATCAGCTGCTTACAAAACAGCATCTAATGTTGCTTTTGTTGCAGGTAATGCTGTATGGTTCTCAACAAGAATTAAAGCTTCAGCAGTATCAGGTAATAAAGCTTTTTATGTAGGTTTAAGAAATGGCTCTGCTACAACAAACGGTTTATGGTTTGCTAAAGCTGCAGCTTCAACATCAGTTAATTTAGTTTCTACAGTAGGTTCTACAGCAACTACATTAGTAACAGGTGTTGCAACAGCAGTAGCTGATACATACCTTGAACTAGGTTTATATTTTGATGGTGTAGATTTATTAGTTTATAATAATAATCTTTTAGTAGCTAGAGTTGATGCTCCAACAATTGGTACTTCAGGTACAACTTTAACTAGTGTTGCTTTAGGCCCAGTAATGCAAATTACTCCTACAGCTACAGATACATTAACTGTTGATTACATCCTAGCATCTACTGAAGTTACAAGATAATAGGAGAATAACATGGCTAATTCAGTTCAGATTCAAACGTTAGTTGATAGTGAACGTAATTTAGTTGTTAAGTTAGTAGGACTTTTAGATACAAGTAACGTAAGTTTAGCTACATTAATTGACCCAGCACTTGTTGCTGCAGTTAATGCTTCAGGTTTAAACTCACAACAACCTACTAAAGTAGCAATTAAAAAAGTCACTTATGACGTAGAAGATGGCTTAGCTGTTAACCTTTATTGGGATGCTACAGCAGATGTACCTATCTGGAGGTTTGTCGGTAGGGGATTTGTAATGGGAGAACAAATTGGTTTCTTACAAAACAATGCTGGTGCAGGTGTGACTGGTAAAGTTTTATATGATACAGACGGTTATTCATCAGGCTCATTATCATTCAGTTTATTAATTGAATGTATTAAGCAATGGAGTTAATATGGAAGAGATCATAGGATTATTGTTCCACGCACGTAATGTTGCCCACAAAGAACATTTACGTACTAAGAGTTATGCAACACATAAGGCTCTTGGACATTTCTATGAAGATGTTATTGAACTAGCCGATGATCTTGCAGAAGCATATCAAGGGGATGAAGGCATTATGCCAGACATCCCTTTGTTTGCTACTACACCGACTGAGCCAGTAGATGACTTCTTAGTTAAGCAAGTAAACATGATTGAAAAATTACGTATGTCTGCTTCTTCTAGAAAAGCTATCCAAAATATCATTGATGAAATTATTGCTTTATATTTAAGTACTATTTATAAACTAAGGAATTTATCATGATTACTTCTGATGCTAAAGTAAAACAAATGGAGATCTCTGCTATTATTACAAGAGCAGATGGAACTATTGAAAATCTTGGAACAATTCAATATTGGCACAAGAACCCTTTTAAACGATTTTTATGGAGAATTAAAAAATGGCTACACTATTAGTCAATACAGGTAAAGCTGTAGTTACGAACCGTATCATTGGTTCAGGCACTGAGCCTAATTATGTTGCTTGGGGTACAGGTGCAGGTACTACTGCTGCTACTGATACTACTTTGTTTACAGAAGTAGGCACTAGAACCTCAGGTACATCAACACAACAAACAACTACAACAACAAATGATACTTACCAAGTTATTGGTACAGTAACAGCTGGTTCTAGTTTAACTATTACTAATGCTGGATTATTTGATGCTTCCACATCAGGTAACTTGTTTGTTAAAGGTGACTTCACTGGAGTTGCTTTAACTTCTGGTGACAGTATTCAGTTCACTTTCAAAACGCAATTTAGTTAATTCTGATTGGGGCCTTGAGCTGTGGCTCTTAATCAATCTGCAGTTAATGTAGAGGTAGTCAATGGAAGTGCTGGTGGAACTGTATTCACTAAGGCATTATCTGTTGTTACCTCTGCTACAGCTTCTTTTTTAAGAGGTATTGGTGCTTTAAAAACTATTACAAGTACAAGTTCTGTACTTATAACACAGGCCCTTACCTATGCTAAATCTTTACTAGCTTCAAGTACATCTGTTGTAACTATAGTAAGAGCTTTTGATAAGATTATTACTTTAATAAATGTTTTATCAACAGCTACTATAAATCTTGTTACAATATTTTCTAGAATACTTTCTGCTACTTCATCTAGTACAGTTACTTTAATTAAAGAAATAGGTCTATTAATAACTTCTTCTATAGTATCTTCAATAGTTACTATAGCACAACAATTAAGTTATTTAAAGACTTTATCTGTTACAAGTACAGTTATCCCTATTTTACAAAGATACTTTAGTAAGATTATTTTAGAAGTACAAGTAGTTGCAGCTACTATTTTATTAGCTACTAATAGGCTTATTACATTACTAGCTTATTCAAGTACATCAGTTACTATTACAAAAGCTATAGATAAAACTATAGATTTAGTAGTTTCTATAGTTACCGCTACTTTAACTAAAACACTAGCTTTAATTAAAACTTTAAGTATCTCTGTAAGCTCATTAGTAACTTTAGTAGTAGCTAGATTTTACTTTAGAACGTTAACTGTAGTTTCATCAGTAACAGCAACAGTTAATAAATTCTTTAATAATGTATTGACAATTTCGGTAAATTGTGGTATTATATTAAGTAGAGCTGTAAATAAGACTCTATCTGTACTATCCACAGTAATACCTCAATTAGTTGTAGCAGCAATCTTTTTATTAATATTTCCAGTAGATAGAATAATCTATGCTGCGGAAAGAATAAGAAACGTTACTATAATTAAATTTAGAACCATATTCGCTGATAAGGATACTAGAGCATGAGTGCTTCTTTTTCGTATAAAATAACCACAGAAAATGAACAGTTTACATTTAACTTTTCTACGGTAATGTCTTCAGGAGAAACAATCTCCTTGGCAACTTCAACAGTACAAGTAGTATCAGGTACTGATCCAAGTCCTACAGCTATTTTAGTAGGATCACCTGTTATAAATGGACAAGTAGTTTCACAAAGAATATCAGGTGGTTTAGATGGTGTTATTTATCGTATAGAAGTAACAGCCACTACATCAGCAACTAATGTTTTTACTATTGTAGCAGATCTTCCAGTTTTATCTCCAATTAACGTCTAGGAGAATCTTTTGAGCTACACCCCTAGATATGACAATGGAGATTGGATAGCAGACTGTGATATCTGTGGTCGTAAATATAAAGCTAGTGCATTAAGCGAACGTTGGGATGGTTTAATGTGTTGTGATGATGACTGGGAAATCCGTCAACCACAAGACTTTGTAAGAGGTGTACCTGATACTCAGATTGCACCTTGGTTGAGACCAGAACCACCAGACTATTTTATACCTGTAAGTTTAAATGCACCAATAGGTAATTTTAATGTTACTAGTAACTGTAGTTTATTAGTTCAATATGTAAAAGGTCCTGCTGAACAAAATACTACAAGTATAGTTACAGCATTCTTATCATGGTTTAGAAGATTTCCTGTAAGTCCAGGAGCTAGAGAAGTAAATGGTTCATCAATTAATACAAACTCAATAAATTAATAGGATAGTCTATGTCATCGAATTATCAATTTACCAATAATGCCGCCTCTACATTAGCGTCTAGTATCCTTATAGGAGCTACTTCTTTAACGGTAGCAGCGGGTACTGGTGGTTTATTTCCTACCTTAACAGGCTCTAACTTCTTCTATTGTACTCTACAAAATACTGCAGGTACAACAATTGAGATTGTTAAAGTTACAGCAAGATCAACAGATACATTTACTATAGTAAGAGCACAAGAAGGTACAGCAGCTTCTGCCTTTGCATTAGGTGATAAAGTAGAACTAAGACTTACAGCTGGTGAAATTAATTTACTTTTTAGTGGTGCTACTTTAGGATCAGGTACTGATCAAGTATTCCATGAAAATGATTTAACAGTAAACACAAGCTATACATTAACAACAAATCGTAATGCAATGTCTGTAGGTCCAATTACATTAGCAAGCGGTGTAACAGTTACAGTTCCTAGCGGTCAACGCTGGGTAATATTATAAGGGAAAATACATGGCATCAATAATTTCAGCAGGCACTACATCGGGTACAGCACTTAACATGGCTGGGGATACTAGTGGTCAATTACAGTTAGCTACTAACGGTTCAACAACAGCTATTACTATAGATACATCACAGAATGTAGGGATTGGTACAACTACTCCAACAGAAAAATTAGAAGTTATAGGCAGTATTAATGTTACGGCTGATGCATCTTATAGAATAGGTTCTGGTACTGATAGATTTATTAAGTATCGTGTTGGTAATTCAGATATATTATATTCATTTGATTCTGGTGACTTTTATCGTCAAGATATAGGAAATTCTAATCATTCTTGGTTTACTAACAACGCAGAACGTATGCGTATAGACTCTAGTGGTAATTTGTTGGTTGCTACTACTGCACAGTTAGGTGCTGGAAGATTATGTGTTGACTTTAATCAATCAACACACCAAGCAATCACCTTGCGAAACACAAATGGTAGTAATGGCGGGAATTATATTCTTTTCCTTAATTCATCAAGTAATCAAGCAGGACTTATTGGGCAGACTGGTGCTACAACAGTTTCTTATACAACATCATCAGACTATCGTTTAAAAGAAAATATTGTACCTATGGTTGGTGCATTAGATAAAGTTTTACAACTTAAACCTGTAACATATACATGGAAACAAGATGGTTCAAACGGTCAAGGCTTTATTGCTCACGAACTTCAGGCTATCGTACCTGATTGCGTAGTTGGTGAGAAAGATGCTGTAGAAACTTACACAGACGAAGATGGAATTGAGCAAACTAGAATTACACCACAAGGTGTAGACACATCATTCCTAGTAGCTACTCTAACAGCAGCTATCCAAGAACAACAAACCATCATCAACGACCTAAAAGCAAGAGTAACAGCATTGGAGGCTAAATAATGTCTAGCGTAATTATCGCAGGAAATACGTCAGGAACTATTACATTAGACGCACCAGCAGTAGCAGGAACAACAACACTTACGTTGCCTACTACAACTTCTACATTAGCTATTAATGGACCAGCGTTTAATGCTTATTTAAATTCAGCTCAAACTGTTACTGGCGGTACTTTTACTAAAGCAACTTTAGATGTAGAAGAATTTGATACAAATAGTAATTTTGCATCAAGTAGATTTACGCCCACTATAGCTGGTTATTACCAAATAAATACCCTTCTTAGGTTTGTTACAACAGTTAGTTTATCAAATATCACAAATTCAATTTATAAAAATGGAGCTGAATATAAAAGAGTTCAGTTAAATGGCGTTACATTTACAGCAGATATTAATTTAAGTAATTCATGCGTTGTTTATTTAAATGGTTCAACAGACTATATTGAGTTATATGGTTTTACTTCTGGCTCTGGAACTTTATCTTTTGGCGGCGGTACTTCCGCTACATCAATGTCTGGTGCGTTAGTAAGGAGTGCATGATGACTTTATATAATAAAATTATAGCTTTATATCCAGAGCTAACAGACACAGACTTTACAACAACTATCATTCTACAAAACGATAGTGACGGTAAAGGTGATTACATAGCTAAATGGGATCACCCAACACTAGCTAAACCAACAGAGGAGCAGTTAGCATGAGCTTACAATTAAATGGCGATACGGGAGTCACGTTTAACGACTCATCTCTACAAGGAGCTGCAGCGTCACCTTATGTGCTAAAGAACCGTATTATAAATGGTGATATGAGGATTGACCAGAGAAATGCTGGTGCTAGTATAACTCCAACAAGTACAACAACCCTTACTTATAATGTTGATAGATGGAGTACTTTTTGTTCTGTTTCATCTAAATTTACTGTACAACAAAATGCAGGAGCAGTAACCCCGCCAGCAGGATTTAACTATTATATTGGTGTTACTTCATTATCCGCTTATACAGTAGGTGCAAGCGAAGAGTTTTCTGTAGTTCAACAGGTAGAAGGATATAATGTAGCTGATTTAGATTTTGGTAAAGCTACCGCTAAAACAATAACATTATCTTTTTGGGTGCGTTCAAGTTTAACTGGAACATTTGGGGGTTCTATAAGAAATGGAGCGGCTGATAGAAGTTATGCTTTTTCATACACCATTAGTTCTGCAAATACATGGGAATACAAAACAGTAACTATTGCTGGTGATACATCAGGAACATGGTTAACTACAAATGGAATTGGCTTTAGAGTATTATTTGGTTTAGGTGTTGGCGCATCAGCTAGTACAACTGCTGGAATTTGGACTGCTGGTAATTTTGCTTCAGCCACAGGTGCAACATCAGTAGTAGGCACTAACGGAGCTACCTTCTACATCACAGGTGTGCAACTAGAACAAAACACATCAGCAACACCGTTTGAACGCAGACTTTATAATCAGGAATTGGCAAACTGCCAACGGTATTACTTTAAAACAAAAACAAATTCAGGGTTTGGTCCTTTATACATAGCTGCAAATAGTAGTACAACAGCAGGAAGAGGATTTTTCTTTTTA